GACAAATCACGATGCCGCTCGGTCGCTGATACGGCGTCGGCGCTTCACACTCACACGGCATCAGTACTCCACGTTCGTGCCGCGGTCCCGCAGTTCCTCGTCGTGCCGTCGAAAGCGCCGCTGATAATACGCGCTGTCATGCCGGTCCACATGCACCAATCCGCGCGCTTCCACTTCCCGCCGCCACTGACTCTTGCTCTCGATATACGGCGCATCGTCGCCCATCGTCTCAAACCGACGCGGCCCTCCCTCGAGCTGGTCATCGATGACACTCACCCCGTACGGTCCGTGACCCCCCTTACAGAACGGGAAATCCCCGATGCCGTACTCCTGACCGCAACGGTCACAGATCACTGAATCATCCCGCCCGGTGCGCCCAGTGCCGCCGGTGCGCCGGTATTCTGCATCCCGCCCGTCATGTCAGCGGCGTGCTTGCTCAACCCTTCCTTCGCCGGTAACTTCCCGCCATGCTCCGCTTCGCCCTTCTGCTCCTGTGCCGCCGCTTCCGCCGCCATCATCTGCTCGGCCTGCAACAGCGCCTGTTGGGACAACGAGACGGCTCCCGGCGTAATCTTCCACCCCGCCTGCTGCAGCATCTCCAGGACAATGGGCGCCTGTGGCGCGACCAGATCCTCACCCTTGAACGACACCGACGCCTTGCTGCCGTCCGGTTGCGGTGGCGGCGGCGGCACCACAATCTTGTTCGGGTCCAGGTGAAACTTCCGCAGCAGCCCCTTCAGTAGTTCCTGCTTGTTCACGTTCGGGTCGTTGAACAGGAACGTGTAGAGATCCTGCGCTTGCTTGCGATCCACGGCTTGATCGACACGCAGGGCAGAATCCGGTAGCGCAGTAAAGGCTAGTGAAGAGGGCACCGCCTTTCGCCACGCATCCCACACCTGTGCGCGTTGCGGCCCCACGATCTGCGCGGCTTGCGCGACGGGCAAATACCGCTGCAGCAGCGTCGAAAACTTGGTCACGCCCTTGGTGTACCACTGCAGCACCACCCCTCGCTCAAAATCCAGGCGCGCGTTCGCATTGGCCGCGACAATCTGCTGCTCGGTCGCCGTGCTGTTGCTCTGCGATTGGACGCCGGCCCCCGAGGCATCTATCGCCGTGGTGCGCGCGATGTCGTTGTCGATGTAGTCATTCGACGTGAACGACTCCCGCGGCATGGACCCATGCGGCAGCTCGACAAAGTTGTTCTCGATCGGGAACGCTTCCCCCGGCAACTCCACCATGCCGCTAATCGGCGAGCGCGCAATCTTCAGCATCGCCTCCCGCGGAATCACCGAGGAGTTCACCCCCCACCGCAACACCTGGGCGTCCCGATACTCCACCATCTGCGTGCGAAACTTGTTCAGCTCGTTCTGCAGCGGCAGGATCATCGTCACGTCCGACGGGGGATAACTCGAATCCGTCAGCGTGCGCGTGTTCAGCGGATGAATCGGGAACCCGATCAGCGAATCAGGCGACAACTCGCCTTGCTCCGTCACTGTCTGATACGGCGAATCCTGCTCGAGCACGGGGTCATCCACGCCGTCCACGATCACGAGCTGCGTCAGGTGCTCCGGGTGCGGCTGGTCATCCCGAAACAGGGATGAGCGATACCAAATCTCCACGCCCGTAAACACGTCCTCTGATGCCTGCGTCTGATTCGACCCGTGGTCGAAATGCAATTCCTCTTTCGACTTGCTGCCCTTGTAGTCGGCCGGCAGCTTGTACCGCTGGCGATTCGCCTCGGTCAGTGGTAACTCAAACTGAAACCCGAGCCACGGTGCGCGGTCCCAATCCGTCGAGCGGAAGTTGTGCGGCACCAGCGCCTGCTTGGGCGAAAAGTGATGCCAGAAGCACTGCTCGTGAATCGGTACCGGCACCGTCATCATCTTGGGCTTTCGCAGGCCCAACACCACTTCAGGATGCTGCACGTCCATCGGGTCCGGTTCCTGCACATCCACCGTCACCGACTCGTACCCCATCTTCGACCAGCCGAACCCGAACAGCTCCAGGTCGAAGATCGAACTGTGCGCCAGCTTCAGCGCATCCACGCCGTCCGGCCCGAGCTTCTCGTTCACAATCTCTTCGTGCGCCTGGAGCGGCACCGTCCCCGGCACCATCGCCGGCTGCCCCGTCGTGGGATCTGGCGGGGCACCGGGCATCGGCAGCGGTTCATCCATGAGCGGAGACGGCTGCAGACTCACCTCGGGCCGCTGATAGAACAGATCCGCCTTCTTCCGCTCCACAAGCGTAAACACGCGATTGGTGTTGATGTCACCCCCGTAGGTCTCCGGGGCCATCGACGCCGAGGGCGCATACGCCTTCATCGCCGCGTCCCACCACTTCTCGTGGGTGGTCCGCTGCTGACGGGCCAGCTCGATCTGCTCTTTCCAGTACTTGACGCCTTTTCGCGGCTTCATGCTCGACAGACTTCCACGCCCTTGAACATCACGCCCAAGTTAGGGCCGCTATACACCGGCCACAGGTCATACGGCCAGTCCGCAGGCGAACCGGCCGCCTTCCATTCCGCGATCCGCGCGTCCCTGACCGCACAGAGGTAATCCTCCAGTGCCGTCAACACGTCGCCAGAAACCGTCCACTGCGTGGGATAGCGCGCCGCATCGAGCGCGGTTCGCAATTCCTGTACGACTGGAGGCATCTCTACCATCATCGACTCAGAATACCCCGCGTCTCCGTCTGCTGCGCCTTCAACCACGCCATCGACCACGGCTTCGGTGTGGTCGTCTTCGACACCCGCCCCGCCACAAACCGACTCATCGCCCCATACCGCCACGCATCGACCCAGTGATCATCCCCGCCCGTATCGATGTCATCCGGGTCTCGCTTGTCACTCATCTGCGCCGGCAACGACCGCAACCCGTACCGGCACGTCGCATCGACCGTCAGCCACGGCACCCCGTCCGGCGCCACCCGCAACAACTCGTGGCACCGCTGCCACCCGTTCTTCCGGTCGTTGTCACCCTTCCGCATCGGCAACCGGAACCGCAGCAACGTCTCCGCGATCGACTCGCCCTTGCCGTGCCCCGTCTTGGCCCACATCGAGGGGTCCGCCGCCACGTACTGAATCTGCGGCTTGCCCAGCGACGCATTCATCTCATGCCAGCGCTTCGCCACCGCTTCCGCCGACTCGTACTGAAACTTCAACTCCCGCACGATGTGCCAGTGGTTGTCCCCGAGATGCGCCCACCACAAACAGACCCCCGGTGCGTTGAACCCCCAGTCCATCGAGCAGAACCAGGTCGTCTCTCGAGGCACCACAATCTGCCGCACCTCAGACAATCGTGGCTTCCGCCACATGCAGCCGGCCCTGCCACTCCGAGAAAAACTGTCCGCTGAACACCGACCAGTCCCCGTGCCGTAACTGCTCGTACCGCGTCTTGTTCAACACCGCCAGCGACCGCTCATACTGCGGATCCAGATACGGGTTGTCATCCAAGCGCGCCGGCAGATACGCCCATTCCTCCGGACGGTAGTCCTCCCGCAACGCCGGGTACCGCTCGAGATCCGGTGCGTGGTCAATGAAGAAGTCCTTCAGAAACGCCGCGCTCGGCCCCCCAGGATTCGTCACCGGTAGGAACCGCGGGGTCACCGTCGCCGGCACCTTCCCACCGTCCGGTCCCCACACTTCCTGATACACGCGCCGCGCCCGTGTGCTTAATTCCGCCAGCGGCGTCACGCCATCTGCATCCACCGGATACAGACTCGCTTCGTCCGCCACAATCGCGCCGTACTCAATCCCGATGTACCGCTGCAACGCATCCGTCTCCGCCATGTGCCCGCAGTAAATCAACGACTGGTCTGACCCCTTCCCAAACACCGCCAACCGATCCGTCTCGTAAAACTTCCCGCCCAGCTCCGGCACCTCGTGCGCCATCTTGATCGTGTGGTTCGCTTTCAACTGGTCCCAGTTTTCCCTGAGCAACAACGCTTCATGCCCCGGCACCCTCAGCGACCGGTTATACAAATAGCGCCGAGCCCCCGTCGACTTCCCCGGTCCAGCCTGCCCACCCCACAACAGATACTTGGCATACGCCTCGTAAAAGGGCACCTGCGAGGGCAACGGGACATGCACCCCTCGCCGCCGCTTCTTCCCGTCCTGGACCACTAACGCATGCGCAATCTGCCTCGGCCAGTCCACCGGACAGACCCAACACCGTAACCCCTCGTACTCCCCCACCACCAGCTTCTGCCCACACCATCCACAACAGGCCCGATGATGCGCCGTCCCCAGGGGGTCATCCTTCAGGCGGGCAAACCGTTCTGCCCCTTCTAAATCCACAAACTGGTTGGGTCCCATCGGGCTATAGCCTGCCGGGGTAGGGTCCCCTTCGATTCCCGCGCCTGCTTTGGCTTTGCCTTCGCCTTCCATTCGCTGTCGGCTGTGTTACTCTTGATGTGTCAACGAGTTAGCCTCGTTAACATAATCTTCCTTATCAGACACCAAGGCCTTTTGTTGGGGAATCTGCAGGGTTTCGCCTACAGGTAGGCTCGAGCTGGGCGAAAGCATGACGCCGACGTTGACTGTCCCTCCACCCCCAACAATGACCGTGACCCCAGAATGCTGCTGTTCTTCCAGGACGCTAAGTCCTTTTAACGCAGCCACATGGTCGGCTGCTCGGCCTTTCTTGACGATGTTCTGAGCCATAGACAGCGCACTACCGCGTAGATATTGCTTAGCGGTATCGGTGCTGTCCTCGAAGTCTGACAAGAGTTTGCTCACATAGCCTTGTGTCAGGCCAAAACGTTGAGCAATGTCAGCTTGGGTCTTCCCTTCGTGGGCGAGTTTGACCATGAGCCCAAGGTCGGCTGCAGAGACACCAGGCCGGCGTTTTACATTCCTTGTGGAGGCTTGGAGGGCGCTATCCACAGAGGCCGCCTTCGGAGGTGGCAACTGTGTTGGCTGCCATCGAGGTTGGCCACATACCACTTACTGGAATGACGGAGGCGAGGACCGTCTTTGAGCAGCACGCGAATGAGGCATCCGCAGTGAAGACAGAGCTTCGGAGGAAAACCGAATTTTGGTCCAATATGTCAATAGAGATACCACGCTAACTGTTGCACACGTACGCTAGATATAGCGGGTGCTCTGAGAGAGTGCTAGATATAGCGGTATTTATTTTCAGCCTTCGCCCTGCAAGCGAAGGAGTTCTGATTTGTGAGGGTGTGTGTTGATTATCTGTTGACAATCATATGGAGGGTATTTAGGATTGACCCATGATGACGTTGACGCGCGAACAAATTGCCTCCCTTAAGACCCAGTACGCTGGATTGTCCTCGTGCCCCACCGCGCACGCCCAGCGCATGCTGGCCCAGTGCTCAGATGACACCGTCAACGAGCTGGCTTCAGCCGACATCAAGTTTTTGTCGAAGCTGGCCAAGACGGCAGCCTATCAGCGCAGACCGCGGGGTCCAGTCCACACCTGCAGCACGCCGGGATCAGAAGGCCGCTATTGTGCAGCCTGTGGACGTTAACCCATTTGTAGACTACACACATTGGAGGACGGACATGACGAACAACGCTTACGAAGTTGACCCGAGAGACGTTGGACACTTGGACACGTGGTTGGATGCTGAGATTCATGGCGACCGCAATCGCGCGTTCGTCCGATCGGCCATGTTGGCCTTAGCAGAGACCGACCCGGAATACTGGTGGTCGCAGCGCTACTGGAATTGGATCGACTTCGGCCTGTCCATCGACGTACGAGACGTTGCCAACGGAAAGACCGACGCACCAGTCAACTAACCTTTAACCTTTGCAGGCACTCACGCCGGCATCCTCAAGGAGCTGAGAGCAGATGGCCACCATCCTTAAAGCTGACGACATCGACACCGCGCTCCGCCTACTGTTCGCCTACGACGCCATGAAGAATTGGACTGTCACCGGCCCACGGTATATCGAAATCCACATGGGCTGCTCACCCTCAAAGGCCATGCGTCTCTACACGGCAGCCGCAAAGATTCAACGTGACACGCGTCGTTTCCAGATGGGTGTGTAATGAGGCCACTTAACCATCACGCTCACTCAAGATTGGAGTGGTAAGCAGATGTCCACCAACATGACGCAATTCCTCAACGCCAATCACATCACCATGACCTCTGTGTGGGCACAAGACAACCCGCAGATGGCTAACCCCATACCCGGTGCCTCTCACTGGCGCTGCACGTTTCGCCTAGGACGCAAGCGTATGACAACGCCGTTCTCGATGGGGTCAGCTCATCGTGGTGAGCCAGACGCAGCCAGCGTCCTCGATTGCTTGGCGTCCGATGCAACCGGCTTTGAGAACGCGCAGAGCTTTGAGGACTGGGCCGGCGAATACGGCTACGACACCGACAGCCGCACCGCTGAGCGCACGTTCAAGGCAGTGGAACGACAGGCC